TGAAATAACATGTACTTCGCCATTTAATCCAAATGGTGTAGTTGCTAGTACTTATAATTTCGGATCTGCAATATATGATTTTGATCTTTCATATGATGGTACTGCTCTGTATGTACTATTCCAGGATAAAAACATATATCAATATGGATTGGCTACAACAGGATCTATAGAATCAAAATATGGAACAAACATAACATTTAATGCTGCTACGCTTGATTCTAATCCAAGAACCATTCAAATATCAGATGATGGTACAAAGATGTTTGTCTTTGGAATCACAGATGACAGAGTACATCAATTAGATATGACATCAGCATACATGCTATCATCTGCGACATATAATGGTGTAAAAACAGATGTTATATCAAATGCGTCACGTGTATATATCACAAACGATGGTAGTAGACTTAATGCTCAAATAAGTAGCACTAGTCGAGTCGAAGCTTATAGTATCAATGGTGACCTTGCAACTGTAGTATCCCCAACACCTGGCACAGCATGGAGTGGTGATATCAGTACACCACTAGTTTCAATGAAGAAAACACTAGATTATTCAATGAATGCAAATGATGGTTTCCATGGATTTGTTGACGATGGCAATAAATTTGTCACAACAAGTGGTGGTACTATAACAGTACATGATGTATCAACTCCTTATGATATCACAACTGGAACTCCAGGCGCATCAGCGACATATAATATGAGTCCATATAATCCTGGTATTGAACGTGCAAAGTTCAGTCCAGACGGCACTAAGTTATATTTAAAATATAACTATTATTATCAAGATAATGATAAAAATATTCGTGAAATAACATGTACTTCGCCATTTAATCCAAATGGTGTAGTTGCTGGTACCTTCCAAGGAGATACGCAGTCGATATATGGCGGCGTATATGATATGTGTACAGCATATGATACAACAAAAATGTATATACTGAATCATAATGAAATCATATATGAGTATGTTATGGTGACACCAGGTAGTATAGCAAGTATGTATTGGACAGGTGCATCATTTAATGCTGCTACACTTGATACTAATCCAAGAACCATACAAATATCAGATGATGGTACAAAGATGTTTGTCTTTGGAATCACAGATGACAGAGTACATCAATTAGATATGACAACTGCATTTGACTTTTCATCTGCAACATATAACGGTGTAAAAACAGATGTTATATCAAATGCGTCAGTAGTATATATCACAAACGATGGTAGTAGACTTAATGCTCAAATAAGTAGCACTAGTCGAGTCGAAGCTTATAGTATCAATGGTGACCTTGCAACTATAGTATCGCCAACGCCTGGCACAGCATGGAGTGGCGATATCAGTACATCACTAGTTTCAATGAAGAAAACACTAGATTATTCAATGAATGCAAATGATGGTTTCCAAGGATTTGTTGATAATGGCAATAAATTTGTCACAACAAGTGGTAGTACTATAACAGTACATGATGTATCAACTCCTTATGATATCACAACTGGAACGCCGGGTACATCAGCGACATATAATCTAAGTCCATATAATCCTGCGATTGAACGTGCAAAGTTCAGTCCAGACGGCACTAAGTTATATTTAAAATATAACTATTATTATCAAAATAATGATAAACTTATTCGTGAAATAACATGTACTTCGCCATTTAATCCAAATGGTACAATTGCTGGTACCTTCCAAGGAGATACGCAGTCGATATATGGTGATGGTGTATATGATATGTGTGCGGCATATGATACAACAAAAATGTATATACTGAATCATAATGAAATCATATATGAGTATGTTATGACGATACCGGGTAGTATAGCAAGTATGTATTGGACAGGCGTATCATTTAATGCTGCTACACTTGATACTAATCCAAGAACCATACAAATATCAGATGATGGTACAAAAATGTTTGTCTTTGGAATCACAGATGACAGAGTACATCAATTAGATATGACAACTGCATTTGACTTTGCAACTGCAACATATAATGGTGTAAAAACAGATGTTATATCAAATGCGTCAGTAGTATATATCACAAATGATGGTAGTAGACTTAATGCTCAAATAAGTAGCACTAGTCGAGTTGAGGCATATAGTATCAATGGTGATCTTGCAACTGTAGTATCGCCAACACCTGGCACAGCATGGAGCGGTGATATTAGTACATCACTCGTATCATCATACAAAAGTATTACGCCATCAATGAATGGCGGTAGCTTTTATGGATTTGTTGATAATGGCAATAAATTTGTCACAACAAGTGGTAGTACTGTAACAGTACATGATGTATCAACTCCGTATGATATAGTGGCAACGACTACTTCTACATCAGCAACATATAATATGAGTCCATATAATCCTGTCATTGAAAGTGCAAAATTCAGTGCAGATGGTACTAAGTTATATTTAAAATATAACTATTATTATCAAGATAATGATAAAAATATTCGTGAAATAACATGTACTTCGCCATTTAATCCAAATGGTGTAGTTGCTGGTACCTTCCAAGGAGATATGCAGTCGATATATGGCGGCGTATATGATATGTGTACTTCGCACGATAGTAAGAAAATGTATATATTGAATCATAATGAAATCATATATGAGTATGTTATGGTGACACCAGGTAGTATAGCAAGTATGTATTGGACAGGCGTATCATTTAATGCTGCTACACTTGATACTAATCCAAGAACCATACAAATATCAGATGATGGTACAAAAATGTTTGTCTTCGGTTCAACCAATAACAAAGTTTTTGAGTTAGACATGACAACTGCATTTGATTTATCAACTGCAACATATAACAGTGTAAATACTGACAGTTTTCCTTTCTATGACAATAACATCAACGGTATATGGATTTCAGCAGATGGCAATTCAATTACTGGTAGAGTAGATTCTGGTGCAGTGGGTCTATATTATATTGATGGTAGACAAGCGGCATCATTGCCTGCAGTTGTTCCGCCAGTTGGGTATGATACTTCTTGGAACTTTGATTTTGATAGTATTATTGACGATAAAAAAGTTCACGGCAGTGCATATCATACTAAATTTGTTTCAAATGATGGCACAAAATTATATCAAATCAACAGTAGTAGTAAAATAGTATATCAATACGAATTGAGTATTGCACATGATATAAGTAGTGCAATTAGTGGCACTTATGGTCAAAGTTCAGTGACTCTTAGTAATCTAACTGACTACTTATACAATGTATTTGTGTCGCCAGATGGCATTAATTTGTATGCGATTGATTTTGATAATAAACTTTATCATTACACGATGAGTACACCACATGATCTTTCCACTGCAACCTATACAGCAGTAAATTCTGGAGTTAGTACAGTTACACAGATTCGCAATATAGAATTTAATCCAGACGGATCAGGATTTAATATATATTATGCTGAAGGTGTTGGTATCGTAAGACAGTATGTATGTCCAACACCATGGGATATTACAACTGCATATTGGACAGCAAATACATATGAATTTAAAACATCTAATCCTGCTCATTCTTTCCAAATGAGCGCAGATGGAACAAAAGCATACACATTTATGAGAGAAGATGATCTGGTGCGTGAATATACAATGTCAACACCGTGGGATATTAGTACAATGTCTTCTACACCTAGTAATACACATTACTTCAAAAATGCGTGGGAAGTGTTTATTAGTCCTGATGGAAGTAGAGCTATGGCATCAACAGATATATCCAATGGATACATATATAGAACTGATGGATCATACCATACACCGGTAACTTCTTCGGGTGGGTCTATTACGTGGGCAGGAGATATCACAAGTCTTGTAGATGCTAATAAGTCTTTTAACACTGGATATCCTAATGGCTGGACATTAAGTGATGATGGAACTAAATTATATACGATGAACGGGCAAAGGGTCGATGAGCATACACTTTCTATTGCTCACGATATAAGTAGTGCATCTTTAGACAAGCCTGTGCAACTAGGCGAATCACCACTAGGCGGAATGATCGGGTTCATGAACCGTATCCATATTAACTCTGCTGGTACAAAAATGTTTGTTCTAAACGACCGGAATCCTAGAAAAATATATCAGTATGATTTTGGTACGCCATTTGATGTCGCTACTTTAACAAAATCTACGTCACCTCGTTCAGATTCATACTTTAAAGATTTCATAGGTGAGACTAATATTACTGACTTTGCTATGTCTTATGATGGTAAGAAATTATTCCATACACGCGGAGATAGAATTGTTGAAAGAGTATTAGAAACTGCATTTGATATCACTACTGAATATAAAACAGGTAATGAGTATTGGACAGGGGATATTGACTCAAGTCCTCAAATGCTTCAATTTAGTTCAGATGGACTAAAACTTTATATGTTTGGTGCAAACACAGATTCTATGTATGAATTTACGATGACAACTGCATATGATATATCAACTATGTCATATAATGGTACAACAAAACGTGTACGTGGTGGTTCTCTTGCAAATCTTTCATCTGATGGTACAAAAATGTATGTTCTAATTGGAACGACATTACATCAATATGATAATAGCTAATAATCACTGATTATTCAAAATAATTAAAAGCGCCCTTCGGGGCGCTTTTTTTGTGCTAAATACATATATAAATTAAGTGAGTATATAATTATTATGGCAGACCTAACAAAGCAAGCATACAAAAACACCGAATTCACCGATGCGCAATTAAGTGAATTCAGTAAATGTATAGATAATCCTTCCTATTTTCTGAATACGTACTTCACAATTCAGCATCCTACCAAAGGTAGTATGATATACAAAGCATATGAATACCAAAATGAACTTGTAAATTCATATCACAACTATCGATACAGTATTTCAATGCTAGGAAGACAGATGGGCAAGTCCACAACTGCTGCTGGCTATTTACTATGGTATGCAATGTTTGTTCCAGACCAAACAATCTTGATTGCTGCGCACAAGTATAGTGGCGCACAAGAAATTATGCATAGAATTAGATATGCATATGAATTATGTCCAGATTATATTAGGTGTGGTGTTATATCATATAATAAAGGTTCGATTGAATTTGATAATGGGTCCAGAATTATTGCACAGGCAACAACAGAAAACACTGGTCGTGGTTTGTCTATCTCTTTATTATATGCAGATGAGTTTGCATTTGTTAGACCTACAATTGCCAAAGAATTTTGGACATCTATTTCGCCTACTCTAGCAACAGGTGGTAAAGCAATTATTACATCAACGCCAAATTTGGATGATGACCAGTTTGCTCTTATTTGGCAAGGTGGTATTAAAACAGTTGATGAATTTGGAAATGAAACAGAAGTTGGAGTTAATGGGTTTAGAGCATATAAAGCAGTTTGGTCTCAGCATCCTGACAGGGATGATAAATGGGCAAGTGAAGAAAAAGGGCGTGTTGGTGTAGAACGTTTCTTACGTGAACATGAATGTGAATTTGTTGCATTTGATGAAACATTGGTTGACAGTGTGAAATTATCACAGTTTAGAGGTATTGAGCCATTACGTAAGACAGGTCAGATACGCTGGTATGATTCTATAAAGAAAGGAAATACCTATGTCGTTGGACTTGACCCTGCAATGGGCACAGGAGGTGATAACGCAGCCATACAGGTCTGGAGTTTACCAGAGATGAACCAAGTAGCAGAATGGCAACATAATAAAACTGATATGAGAGGGCAGGTAAAGACTTTATATGATATACTACATATTCTCAAAGAAGAATTGAAAGAATTAGGAAATAAGTCACCAGAGATATACTGGAGTGTTGAAAATAACTCACTTGGCGAGGCAGCATTGATACTTATTGAAGAGATGGATGAAGATAAATTTCCTGGAGAGTTTCTACATGAACCCAAGAAGCGAGGTGCTAGTCGGTCGATACGTAAAGGGTTTACCACAACATATAAGACTAAAATTACTGCGTGTATGAAGATGAAGTCATGGATTGAAAGTGATAAGATGACGCCTATCAGTAAGAACTTAATAAGAGAGTTTAAGACCTTTGTTGCTAAAGGTAAAAGTTATGAAGCAAAATTAGGAGAGACTGATGATCTTGTTAGTGCTACATTATTGTGTGTGAGGCAAATACAAGTTATATCACGATTTGATGAACAATATGAAGAATTATTAGGTGAAAGTTTAGATACGAATGATGACTATGATGAACCACTTCCTATGGTATTTTGATAAATACTAAAAAGGGAACAATATTATGGCAATTAATTTTAAAAATGTAGCAGAAAAAGTAATGAGAATACTACAAGGCAATGGGCTTTCGCCTAAACTATTCTCTAATGAGGATGGCAAAAGTGTTGCAGTACCAGAAGATGCAAGATACTTTTATGTACGCGAGCCTAACATTATGATTTTTATAGATGATAAATCGGATAAAATAAAATTTCATATTGGAGAAAATGTTGATATTGATACACCTAAGGTAGAAAAGATGATGAATTTAATTAAAAATTTAACTAAAAGTAATCTTATGGATTTTGATATTAGAACTTTTGGCAAGCATATAGAACCTAAAAATTATACATATAATATAGAAACAAATAGTAAACGTAGTAAGGAGCAAGAAATGAGTGATTTATTAGGAGAAGGACTGAGCCCATTAGAAGGTTCGGCAAAAACAAGTCGCCAGACTCTTGAAAATGTTAGATTGATTATAAGACACAAATCTTCAGTCAATGAAGAACAACGCGGTGCAAGATCACGTAACATTTCTGCAATATTTGTAGAAAACTCGGATGGTGAACGTTTTAAATATCCAAATAAACATCTATCAGGTGCACGTGCAATGGCTAGACACGTTAGTAATGGTGGCGTACCAAGTGACTTGGTTGGTGAAGCAATTATTGAACAAACCACCACATTAGTTAAACTAAAAGAATTTATGAATATTGTAAATAAACAAGGATTGGTAAACGAAACAAACCGTGACATAGTCCTTAATGTGAAAAGACAAATAGAAACAGTCAAAGAAAGTATTAAACGTATTCAAAGTGCTAAAGGTTATACATCATTCGTAGAATCAATTGCATTAAATGAAGCAGATGTATCTGAAGAAATATCAGAAGAAACAGTAAATGATTATGTTCGTAAGTTTACAAAATCAACATTCGAAGATAAATTAACAGATATTCTACCTCTTATACATCGTGTAAACACAACAGAATCAGAAAATCAAAAAACAAATCAATTAGAGCGTGTTAAAAATATTATTGAAGCATGCAATGAAGACGGTTCTCCAGTTAATACCATTTCATACCGTGATAGTAATATTGACATTAGTGGCATTAAGAAAATTGAACTAGATGAAGATAGTAAAACTCCTAGTCTTGCACAAAAGTTTATAGATTTGGCTAGTAGAATACATGTTGAATCGTGCGATGATAATCGTAGGCATGATAGAAGTAATGATCGTGCAGCAGAATTATCTGTATTTTTAAGAAACATTGCAGAACAAGTAAAAGTAGCCCCACATACAGTGTCGCGTGAATCATTAGAAATGGGCGCTAGACTTGTAAAAATGTCAGATGTAGTTCCTGAAGATGTAGCAGAAACCACTATCGAAGATAAAATGGATGATATGTTATCAGAAGCATTTAAATCATTCAATGATTTCGACTAAAATTTAATAAAAATTTATTTTAAAAAGAGGGCATAATGCCCTCTTTTTGCTTGACATTGATAAATAAATACTGTAATATGTATATATGCTCTAGAGAGGATAATGCATATCACAACTAAAGCTAATATAAATCTAACATGGCTAATAAGGCTAATATAAAGGAAAAGTAAAATGGCAACACTAGCAGAAATTCGTGCAAAACTGCTTGCACAAGAAAATAAAGCAGAAACAAATTCAAATCAATCACGCGGCACAGACGCAATCTATCCTTTCTGGAATATGGATAATGATAGTACTGCAGTCATCCGTTTTTTACCTGATGATTCCCCTGAGAATGTATTCTTTTGGCGTGAACGTCAAGTAATCAAAATTCCATTTGCAGGCATTGTTGGTGGTGAACAAAAGCCTATTACAGTGCAAGTACCGTGCGTTGAAATGTGGGGAGACACCTGCCCTGTTCATGCAGAAATCCGTCCATGGTTCAAAGACCCATCAATGGAAGATTTGGGTCGCAAATACTGGAAAAAGCGTTCATATATTTTTCAAGGATTTGTTGTAACAGACCCTATGAATGACGAAACTCCAGAAAATCCTATCCGTCGTTTTGTAATTGGTCCACAAATCTTTAAGTTATTGAAATCAGCACTTATGGATCCTGATATGGAAAACTTGCCAACCGATTACGATGCAGGAACTGACTTCCGACTTGTTAAAACACAAAAAGGACAATATGCAGACTATTCCACTTCAAATTGGGCTCGTAAAGAGCGTTCATTAAATGAAGCAGAGCGTCAATCTATTGAAACATATGGGTTGCATGACCTAAATGATTTCATGCCTAAACGTCCATCAGAAGATGAACTTCGTGTAATTATGGAAATGTTTGAAGCATCAGTAGATGGTGAGTTGTATGATCCAAATCGTTGGGCAAACTTTTATCGTCCATATGGCATGGATGTTCCTGAAGGAGCCATTGCAAATGGTTCTGTGGTTTCTTCCACTACAACAAATCAGAAAGCACCTGTTGCTGAATCTGCGCCTAAAGTTGAAGCAGAGCCTGTTGCAGCACCTGTAGCCGAAGAAGCAACTAGTAATGCAGGCGCGGATGCGTCTGATATTCTTGCAATGATCCGTAATCGTAAAACTGATTAATAGTAGATCGTACATAAAAAAGGAGAGCGATGTATTGCTCTCCTACACCATACATTTTTATTAGGAGTCTAATATGGCTAAAGCATTTGATGCTTCAAAATTTCGTAAGAGCATTACGAAAGCAGTCCCAGGTATGTCTATGGGATTTCGAGATCCAGACACATGGATTTCAACAGGTAACTACTGTCTAAACAAGTTAATATCCAATGATTTCCACAAGGGTATTCCACTGGGAAAAGTAACTGTTCTTGCAGGTGAGTCCGGGGCAGGTAAATCATATATCGCAGCCGGTAATATTGTAAGACACGCACAAGAACAGGGTATTTTTGTTGTTCTCATAGATAGTGAAAATGCACTTGATGAATCATGGTTACATGCGCTAAATGTAGATACAAGTGATGATAAACTATTAAAATTAAATGTCGCAATGATTGATGATGTTGCTAAAATCATTTCAGATTTTATGAAAGACTATCGTGCTGAATATGGTGATAAAGATGATGCAGAGCGCCCTAAAGTTCTATTCGTGCTTGACTCACTTGGTATGATGATGACACCAACAGATGTTGACCAGTTTAACAAAGGCGACATGAAGGGTGACATGGGTCGTAAGCCTAAAGCACTGGCTGCATTAGTCCGTAATTGTGTAAATATGTTTGGTGATTTTAATATCGGTATGATTGCAACAAATCATACATATGCATCACAGGACATGTTTGATCCAGATGATAAGATTAGTGGCGGTCAGGGCTTTATCTATGCATCTTCAATTGTTATTGCTATGCGCAAACTAAAATTGAAAACTGATGCAAATGGAGTCAAAACATCACAAGTACATGGTATTCGTGCTGCATGTAAAGTTGTAAAAACACGGTATTCAAAACCATTTGAAAGTGTACAAGTAGAAATTCCATATGAAACTGGAATGTCACCTTACTCAGGACTAATTGAATTTTTTGAAGCAAAAGGTTTGTTGGTAAAGCAAGGCAATCGTTTGCAATATGTCACCAAATCAGGTGACGAAATCATTGAATTCCGTAAAAACTGGACAGATGAAAAACTTGACATTGTGATCAATGATTGGAATAACGAAGATTTAGATGCCGATGAACATGGGCTCGAACCACTTGAAGTTGATTCAAATGGTGAAATCATTGATGAAAACTCAGAAGTTAATGAGGTTTAGAAATGGCTAAGTACTACTCTACTAAGTGTTATGGGCATAATATTGGTCTTTCTGCTGTATTTAGGCAACCACATGCTGACCATTCGCACTGTCGTTTTTTACACGGGTATAGTCTCGCATTCAAATTTACATTTGGGTGCGATGATCTAGACCATCGTAATTGGGCAGTGGATTTTGGTGGGCTGAAGCCACTAAAGAAATGGTTGGAAGATAGTTTTGACCACAAAGTAGTTGTTGACAGGGCTGATCCAATGTTGTATAAATTAACTGAACTAGAATCAGCAGGTCTCGCAGAACTTACACTGTTTGATGGTGTTGGAGCAGAGAAGTTTGCAGAACACGCATTTAAGTTTGCAGATAACCTAGTTCGTGAACTAACTGATAATAGATGTTACTGTGTTAAAGCTGAATGTGCAGAACATGGTGCTAACTCAGCAATATATGAAGGATAATTTATGGCAACCGGCGATACAGAGATATTACTTGATGTTTGGAATACACTTAAATCTTTTATTCCAGCAAAGGAAAAAATGGAATCTGCTGAACGTCTAATAAAAATATTGGATGACCATGGTATTAGAAAAACCGAAATATTTGAAATGGTAGATGATGATAAAATTCTACAAACAGCATTTGACCGATATTTTGTTGATGATGATACTGACGATGAATGGGATAATGAATGGGATGAGTATGACGGATGAGTTGGTATCGTAAAGTTGTTGCTGATTGGAATAATATTCCTGCTTTTTTAGATCACTTTGAAATCGAACTTGCCGAAGCAAAAAAAGAAGTAAAAGTAACAGGTAATATTGAGAAAGCATCCACGCAACTGCCTGGATATGTCGAACATAGATTTGGGCAGTTGCAAGAATTAGAGGCTATACTAGAACATCTAAATATACAACTAAGAAAAAAGCGGAGTGAATATCTACGTAAATACTTAGAAAACTATAATAAAGCATTATCAAGTAGGGATGCTGAAAAATATTCTGATGGTGAGGCAGAAGTTGTTGCAATATCTGAACTAATTAATCAGGTAGCACTTATGAGAAATAAGTTTCAGGGAATTACTAAGGGATTTGAAATAAAGCATTTTCAACTTAGTAATATAATAAAATTGCGTGTCGCCGGTATGGAAGATGCGGACATAAACAATAGATATTAAGTGAAGTCTAAAAGGTGTAAATACATTGCGATTTCGGAGAAATGAATAGATGACAATTAAAGTAGCAAAACGGGACGGCACAAAAAAAGAATTAGACCTTGATAAAATGCATAAGGTCGTATTTTTTGCTTGTGATGGCATCGCTGGGGTATCACCCAGTGAGGTAGAAATTAAATCCCATATACAGTTTTATGATGGTATAACAAGTGCAGAAATTCAAGAAACATTGATTAAATCTGCAGCCGATTTGATTAGTGAAGACACGCCAAATTATCAATGGGTTGCTGGAAATCTGATTAACTATCATATTCGCAAAGAAGTATACGGTTCATTTGATCCGTGGCATGTAAAAGCGATAGTAGAAAAAAACACCGCTGATGGATTTTATGATTCTGAACTATTAGGTTCTTATGATGATGATGAATGGGAAAGAATTAATGCCTTTGTAAAGCATGAAAGAGATTTCAATATATCATATGTGGGAATGGAACAATTCCGTGGCAAATATCTTGCGCAAAATCGTGCAACTAAGCAATTGTATGAAACACCACAAGTTGCATATGTCCTTATCGCTGCTACTCTTTTTTCTAATTATCCAAAAGATACTCGTATGAAATGGGTAAAAGACTACTATGATGCTGTGAGTAATTTTGATATTAGTTTGCCAACTCCTGTAATGGCTGGTGTCAGAACGCCACAGCGTCAATTTAGTAGTTGTGTTGTTATCGAAACAGGAGATTCTCTTGATTCAATAACAGCAACATCAGGCGCTATTGTGAAGTATGTTTCACAAAAAGCAGGCATCGGCATTGGCGCTGGTAGTATTCGTGCTATCAATTCGCCAATCCGAAACGGTGATGCAACACACACTGGTGTTATTCCATTCTATAAAATGTTTCAAGCAAGTGTAAAATCATGTTCACAGGGCGGGGTTCGTGGTGGCGCTGCAACTCTACATTATCCATTATGGCACCTTGAAGTAGAAGATTTACTTGTTCTAAAAAACAACAAAGGCACAGAAGATAATCGGGTTCGTCACCTAGATTATAGTGTCCAGTTCAACAAACTTATGTACGAGCGTCTAATGACTGGTGGTGATATTACATTATTCTCACCAGCAGATGTTCCAGGTTTGTATGAATCATTCTTTAATGACCAGGAAGAATTTAAACGGTTGTATGAACTTGCCGAGAACGATAGTTCCATTAGACAAAAATCTATTTCTGCAAGTGAACTTTTTTCAGCATTCATGAATGAACGTAAGAATACTGGTAGAATTTATCTTATGAATGTGGATCACGCTAATACTCATAGTTCATTTGTTCAAGAGGTTGCACCAGTTCGCCAATCAAATTTATGCCAAGAAATTAATCTTCCTACTAGACCATTAAACAATCTAAATGATCCTGACGGAGAGATTTCATTATGCACACTAGCAGCAATTAATTGGGGTAATATCAAAACACTTACTGATTTTGAACGTGTTGGACGTTTAGCAGTTCGTGGCATTGATGCATTACTTGATTATCAGCGTTATCCAGTACTAGCCGCTGAATTATCTACATTGAAGCGTAGACCTGTTGGCGTTGGTATTATTAACTTTGCATATTGGATGGCAAAGAATGATATGACGTATACAGATCCAAACTTGGATATGATTGACGAATGGGCAGAAGCGTGGAGTTATTATCTGATTAAAGCAAGTGTTGAACTTGCAAAAGAGCAAGGTGCTTGTACAGGTTCTGATGAAACAAAATATCACAGTGGTATTCTACCAATTGATACACGTAAAATTGATGTAGATGAATTAGTTGTATATCAAGAACGGCAAGATTGGGCTGGATTACGTGCTGACTTGAAAGAATATGGTATTCGTAACTCTACACTAATGGCCCTTATGCCAGCAGAAACTTCTGCACAAATTAGTAACAGTACTAACGGCATTGAACCGCCTCGTTCACTGGTATCAATCAAACAGTCCAAGCACGGTGTACTAAAACAAGTTGTGCCAGGAATCCACAAACTAAAAAACAAATATGAATTGCTATGGGATCAAACATCTCCTGAGGGGTATCTAAAGATCGTAGCAGTTCTACAGAAATATATTGACCAAGGAATTTCAGTAAACACAAGTTACAATCCTGTGTTTTATGATGAAGAAAAAATTCCAATGTCTACAATGCTCCAACATCTTATTATGTTCTATAAGTATGGAGGCAAGCAATTGTATTATTTTAACACATTCGACGGCCAAGGCGAAATTGACATTGACAAACTAATGGACGAACCACTATCAATATCACAAGTAGATGATGATGATTGTGATAGTTGCGTAATTTAAATAAGGGTATATAAAATGAGTGTATTTAATTCACAGAACAAAACAGATCATACTAAAGCATTGGCCTTCATGGATCCTGCAGGTGGCGTTGCTATTCAACGTTATGATATGTTAAAGTATAAGCAGTTTGATAAACTAACAGACAAACAACTTGGGTTCTTTTGGCGTCCAGAAGAAGTTGATGTAACTAAAGATTCAAACGATTTTAAGAATCTTACAGACCATGAACGTCATATTTTTACATCAAATCTAAAGCGTCAAATTCTGTTAGATAGTGTACAAGGCCGCGCACCAGTAGAAGCATTTGGACCACTGGTAACTATTCCAGAACTAGAAGCATGGATCCAAACTTGGACATTCAGTGAAACAATCCACTCACGTTCATACACGCACATCATTCGTAATGTATATTCTGACCCATCTAAAGTATTTGATGGCATGATGGATATTGAAGAAATCATGGAATGTGCTGATGATATTTCAGAATGTTATGACCAACTGATTGATATGACATCATATTTTAATCTATTGGGCGAAGGCACTCATACTGTTAATGGCAATAAGGTTGTCATTGATAAGTATGAAATTAAGAAACTACTTTATAAAACACTTATGAGTGTCAACATTCTTGAGGGTGTTCGCTTTTATGTTTCATTTGCATGTTCTTGGGCATTCGCAGAATTGAAGAAGATGGAAGGCAATGCTAAAATCATCAAGTTGATTGCACGTGACGAAAATCTACATTTGGG